CATATTCACCCCATCACGGAAGTAACCAAACACCCATGTACCTTCAACCACAAAACCAGGACTAGAACCTAAACCTGATATGCCTGAAGAAGTAATAGGATGAATCAACTGCGACCATGGTAAGTCACTCGTAGGCAGGTCATCTTTATTATCCGTATGAATACCTACACAGCGTACTCTTAGCCTGCCAAGTTTCTGTGGGTCTTGCCGGTCTTCAACTACGCCGTTAAACCATATAAAGTTATTTTTTCCTAAAAAATCTTTGTCGTACATTTGTTTTTTACCGATATTTGTCTGCTTTTAATACGCTAACCATACGCATTTAATCGCCATTTCTTTTATTGTTACGCATTGCCTTTGCTAATCGTCTACCATACTTATTACTGAACTTTAGTAAGTTATTACTGTATGATATCAAATCTTTAAGTTTGCGCCAGCACGCCGTAGGCGCCATTAGAGACCACTCTGATATACTCTTTGGTTGCCTTCTCTGATACGTTCTATGTAGTCTCTGAGCATACTTACTGTTTTTTCGCTCTGATACCCACAAATAGACTTTCCCTAACATACTTCTCTCTACATTGCCTGCTGTACTTGTTTTTACAGTCTTTTGTTGTTTGTTTTTTCTCATAATCTCATTGGTAGCCAGCATGCCATTTAGGCGCCGGACTCTCTTATTTTCTATAGTTCTTTCTGGACCTCGTATATATCCTCGTTTGTATTCTGACCTTTGTATATCGTATTTAATGCGTCCTCCTCTGTCGGATATGGCGTGGAAACAGCGTCCTTGAAGCATTTGAGTACCATTTCATGTCTTTGTGCTTCTACGTTTACCATGTGTTTAATCGCCATTATAACGTATCTTCCACTTGTATATGGATTATTCTCTGGTTCACCTGGTCGTTGTACTGGTGATGTAAATGTTATTATATCACCTGCATTTAATATTGTGTTACCATATACTAATAAACTTAAATTCATATTACGCATTGCCTGTTTCTGGTGTGTAATAAATGGTAATAGTTCAGCATTTGGTGTAAATTCGTATTCATTATGCACCTTGCTTGTATCTGATACTACCATTGTCTTGGCGTCTGCTAATTCTGTTAATGATTTGTTTGTGTCTGCAAACTTAACACCTTTGCCTTTACCGTCTTGTGGGTATAATAAACCAGCTGATTCAAATTGACTTGACGCCATCTCTGTATGTGCCTGAAAAGGTCCTGACTCATTGTAATCATATGATGTAGTCTTAATTGTTTTATTAAATGCGTCATGTACGGTAATCTTGTTAGCATAAAAACCTTTATTAATATTATCTAGTGTGTCAACAGGTTTGTCAAACTCATACTTTAATACAGTTGATAATCTTCTTACGATATCTTTTAATTCAGGTTTTTTAGCATTTTCTGTTACACTTGTTATCATTGGTTGATACTTAAATTTAGGTGGTATCTCACTTAATTGACCATCTACCCCCATCATTGAGTCTAAACTTCTAAAGTGAAAACCTGCACTTGTTTCATAAAACTTATAACCTGCATTTAATTTAAACTTCTTTGATCTTGCTTGTGAACATAAAAAATTAATTGCCTCATATGGTTTTAAATTTGGTATTACATACTTTGAATTTGTAGATGTTGGTTCAAAGAAAAATGGTTTATTAGATTTTAAATATTTTCGTACTATATCTTTTACTGCGTTCTCTACTGGTCCTGCGTATGCTTTTGATATCTTTGTTGTACTGTTTCTATACATCTCAGGTGAACAAAAATATATCTGATAGAGTTGTGCTCTTTCGTTTTGTGGATCTTTTCTAACTTTATCTATCTTGTATATCTGTAACGGTATGCCTGTATCTTCAGTAAAATCATAACCTGATAATCCTGGTGAATTAAATTTAAGTGATAGTCTCTCTAGACCTATAATTGGTAATATACTTCTTATATCCTGCATATCATATACAATAGCTGAACCTACAACATTATTTAATAATATGTCTTCAGCAATTTCAAAGTTATATAATATACCTTTAATATCTATTCTTCTAGGTAATGAGTCATCTGCGTATCTGTACGAAATAATTGCTATTTCGTCAAGGTTATACTGACCAACTTTATCAAATACATCTCTATCGGTTTGTGCCATGTCACTATTGTGTTATGAGTCTTTTAAACTCATCTATAAAGTTATTAAGGTAATTAGGTTGTAACAATTTAATTTGTCTTTTCTTATCTTGCAATCGTCTTTCATGTTGTATATTAGAAACTGATTGAGCACCTGCGTCTGTACTATTACATTCTATTATGTGTGAGTAATCAGCAGGACCATTACCTTTTTGTGGTCCACTGTCTTGCGTTCTTTCATAATGATGTATACCTTCAGGATTTGTGTACTTATCTTTTACATATTGTTGAAATACATACTCGTCTAATGGCCAGTCATAATATCTATTGACAACATTGTTCATCAAACATACTACCCAAAAATATTCTGCGTCACCGTACACTTTGTAAGCAACTGTTTCAGGTGAGTCGCCCTCAGGCACATCAAACTTATCGTATAACGAAACATTGTTTGCTATCTTACTTCTAACTTTTACTTTTCGCCATATATCCGTTACTTCTTTTGTATTGCCATTGACACCAGATAAGTTATAGTCTATTACAGGAAATTGATTAAAATATGGCATTATGCTCCCTCTATAATATCATTTTTAGTTATAATTCTGTCTTCTACAAATGATACACTCAATCTTGTGTGTACAGGTTGACCATCTTCAAAAAATCTTGGTTCACCGTCTGGTGCATAATCGACATCAACACCTTGACAATAACATGCTGATATTAAATTTAAATGTGGGTTTACCTCACCTCTATGCATGTAACTAATTTTAAAATAGTTAGGTATCTCAAATATAGCACCTGCATTACCTTTTAATCCTGGTGATGAGTTGTATTTAAATATTGTTATGATATCTGATACTGCTTTTGCCTCTGCCATACTTCTTGGCCAAAAATCAAATGTGTATGAGAAACTTCTAAATTGTGGTGAATCATAAAACTGTTCATTTCTAGGATTTAATGCATTACCACTTCTCTTTTGTAAAAATCTTACGGGGTCACCTGCACCTGCCATACTAACTAATTCACCTACTAATTTTTTACCTTGTCGTATTGCCATGCCTGAAGCACCTGATAATGCTGCCTTGATTTGAGCAGCTGACATATTTGTACTTGCGCCTGGAGGACCACCTGCTGAAGCAGATAGTCTATCAATACTACCTTTGATGCCTTCTAAATCACCTGCAATGCCGGCAGTATCTTCTTCATATGATTGTTGATAACTAGATTTAATACTATTTGGCATGTATATAGCAATAGCAGCTGTAGTGATTGATTTATCACTTAATTTAGATGTAATTTTATCTTTTTTTTGTCGTTTAGAATTTTGACCAAATGCTACATTCGATTGCGTTGTTTGTGGACTATAACCTACAAAACCTGATTCAAATAAAATATAATGACCTTGACCATTATTACCAAGGTCTAGTGGATATTGTATAGGATTAAATGATAATGGATTTTCAATTAATTTAGCTGATGGTGCGTCTTGTATATCAAACGGACCTTTCTTTCTTAACTGAGCTGCTACTTTACCTGCGTCTTTGGCACCACTCTTAGAAGCAAAGTTTTTAAGTGTATTTGCTAAAAATGGTGTGGTCAAGTTTGACAGTGAATTTCTTAACTTATTAAATGGCATATAAATAATCCTTAGTTAGTAATATTTATATAGATTATAGGTACATTATGGCAAAGAGTTATAGAGGTTTATACAGACCAACCAATCCAAAGAAATATGTTGGTAATACCAAACAAATAGTATATCGGTCATTGTTAGAGAGACGGTTCATGCGTTACTGCGACTTAAATGAAGATATATTGTATTGGGCAAGTGAAGAATTACCAGTTAGATATTATAGTCCACTAGATAAGAAATATCATAGATATTTTCCAGACTTTATTGTAAAGACGATTAATAATGACAAGTATATGATCGAGATAAAACCATCACGACAGGCAGTAAAACCTAAACCACCTAAAAAGAAAACAAAATCGTACATGAGAGAGTCATTTGAATATATCAAGAACCAAGCAAAATGGCAAGCCGCTAAAGCATATTGTGAAGATAAGGGTATGCAATTTAAGATTATTACAGAAAAAGATTTAGGTCAATATTAAGCACTAGAAGTAGCAAGTTTATCATGGTAAGTATCAATGCCTGTGTCTAACGCACCGCTATGTACATCTGTTTGATTTGCTACTGAGCTGTTATTTGTATTATAATTATTGTTTACAACTGTTATAGCACCTTGATTATTATTATCTAAATCAGAAATAGTGCTCGCTTGAATTTTTGCTTGTCTTTGAAATTTACTATCTTGTAACATTTGGTCATCTGGTGACATCATTTCATCTGGTTCTGTTTTGTATTTGTTTATTAAATCTTGATTTGATTTATCAAATTCGAGTTTATCCTGATGTAATTTTTTAATCATACTTCTTCGCTCTTGTTCTTTAGTATCTAAAGCTTTTAAATAATCCATTTGATCATTTGTATCTAATTTATTATATTCAGTAAACTCTTCAGGTGTCATTATAGCAGAAACACTATCATATCCTGATGTGCCTGATTTTGTTATTTTTGCTGTGCCATATTTTTCACCTGTAAATTCAGCAAATCCTTCACCCATAGTAGCACCACCACCTGTCATTCTTTCTCTTTGCATTCCTGTAATAGTATCATCAACATATTTACTTTT